TATACCATGTACAGATTTGAGATTGTGTTGGATTCCTAGTGGTGGAGACTGGGCGAACATGTTGGAGCTTTTTCCTGATGGTAAGTTACCAGCATGTGTTACTTCGATGATTTATAAGGATGCCCAAGGACAGGTGAAAGTAACCAAGCAAAAGATTACGCCTTGTGAAATTGATATGACAAGCTCTTTGGGGTTTTGTTACCCTGGTGCCAAATATTCGTATCCAGATGGTACTTTCAATGGTTTGTGTATGTCTGTTCACGTTGCCCAAAAGCCAAATCCATTCATAGCAGGTTTTCATTTAGCTGGAGTAGAAACACGAGGTGCACTCGGATTTCTCTCCCGCACTCAGTTGAATGCTGCTATGGAAGAGTTGAAGAGCAACGAGTTGATCCTTCCAAGTTTATCATCCGGTGAAGTTCTCAAGACTCAATATGGTATTGATTATTTTGAAGGTACGGATATACATCCCAAGAGTGCTGTTAATTTCTTGCTCCCTGGTTCTCATCTTCGCTACTTTGGGCAAGTCAAAGGTAAAGCTAAACCGACTTCTAGTGTTATTCCAACATTAATAACAAAGGATATTGAAGAATTATTCTCTGTGAAGAATGTTTGGGGACCGCCGAAGTTAAGGAATATTGCTTCCTCAGGCCATTACCCCTTCCAGAAGACGTTAGTTCATCTTGCTAAACCAAGTATAGGTATGTCTTCTTCTTTGTTGAAATACGCTTTTACAGATTATGTCACTCAAATTAAAGAGATATTGCGTGACGCTTCATTTCTCATTTCAGAATTGAAACCGTTGACGCAAGTCCAGACAGTGAGTGGTATTATAGGGAAGCGTTTTATCGACATAATGAAAGGATCTACTTCACCAGGTTTTCCATTATCTGGTAGGAAAGATGAATGGTACGTTGATGTGGTAGCTGAGAATCAGCAACCTCTTGTAAATGTTCATCCCATGTTTTGGGAAAAAGTAGAACAGAACAAGAAATTGATATTGGAAGGATTTCGATTTTACAGTATCTTTAAAGGTTGTCTGAAAGATCAAGCTACCAAGTTGGACGATGACAAAGTTCGTGTGTATCAAAGTGCTCCTTTAGATTTACAGTTGATGATTAGAATGTACTTTTTGCCTATTGTCAGAATTTTGTCGTTGTTTCCCCTTCGCTCTGAATGTGCAGTTGGTATTAATGCATGCAGTCCTGAATGGGAGCAGATGGATAATCATATTGGGAAGTATGGAAAAAATAGGATTTTGGCTGGAGATTATTCAAAGTATGATCTACGAATGTCACCAATCCTAGTCTTTACAGCTTTTCAAGTGTTGATCACGATAGCTGAGATGGAAGGAACGGGATATACAACTGAAGATATTGAAATAATGAAAGGTATTGCCACGGAAGTGGCTTATCCAATTATCGCATATAACGGTGATTTGATAGAGGTACACGGAGGTAATCCTTCGGGCCATAATCTAACCGTGTATGTGAATTCTATAGTTAATTCATTATTATTCCGTTGTGGTTTTGCTGACAAATATGGTGTTATACATCGTTTTGATGAAGCGGTAGCATTGATGACGTATGGCGATGATGCAAAGTCCTCTGTTAAAGAGGATTTTGAGGATTCTAACCATATTTCATATGCTGAGTTTTTATCAACATATGACATTGTTTTTACTATGCCAGACAAGACATCTGCTCCTACGAAGTTCATGCATGATAGTGATGCTGACTTTTTAAAAAGAAAGTCTTTCTATATGCCTGAATTGGATTGTGTTGTGGGACAATTAGATGAAAATTCCATTTTTCGTTCTCTCCATTGTGTTACGAAATCAAAAAATGTAACAGAAGAGGAAGTGTGTGGTAGTGTCATCGATAGTGCTCTAACTGAGTGGTTCTATCACGGTAGAGAGGTCTATGATGATAGGCGTGAGAAATTGCAACAAATTGTCCAGAAACACGACCTTCTTTCATATACATCGCAAGTGAGTAAAACATTCGATGAGCGAGTGGAGGAATGGAAACTTAAGCACAGGATGGAACCTGTGATTGAAGAGGATTAGTCTATGGGTAGGACTATAAA